GTGATAAGGAAACGCAAACAAAAGAAAGCGCCGAAGACGAAACAACACCAAGTAGAGCCGACTTCGCAAATCGTGGTGTCCGCCCTGTTCAATAGCATTTTCAACGCGAAAAGCCACGACGCCATGGGTAATACCATCGAGGTTTTCATCGAGGCCCTTAACTCATTACATGAGTATGACCAGCACGCATATGAGGTATTTATTGATAAACTGTATACTGAAATGATGAAACATGAGTATACAAAATTCGGGCTAAACCTCACTGGTGAAAAATTCGTAGAGATGGGTCTGAGTGTCCCCAAGGAATAGGATATCATTATGAAGGTGAGATATACGGTGAAGAAGATCGAGAACGGCCTATGGGAAGGGAAAAAGGGAATCTGGATAAGGTTGGTTTCCTTTCCCACCTTCGCAGCCGCCCATGCCTATGTGCGTGAACGCCTGTATGGCACCCAGGCCGACTATGGCTATGCCTGCTGACGACAGGCCAGCCTGGGCCGGCCGGTATGCCACCGAACGCACCGCCGCATGCCTGGTTGAGTTCGGCACCAGGTGTCACCTGTGCGGCGCCTACGGTGCCACCACTGCCGACCACCTGATCCCGAGGGCGGCGGGTGGCAGTGACGACTTGGACAACCTCCGTCCGGCTCACCAGTCGTGCAACTCCAGTCGCCAAGACATGCCGCTGGAAGAGTGGTTCCGATTGCATCCGCTTATAAGCCGGGACGGCGACGCGCCGCCGAGCCGGCGCTGGTTTTTAGAACCGGCCGACCCCTAGGCAGTCCCGCGCCAGCACTCTTTTTCTCTCTTTGGGCCCCAACCCCCGGGGTCAGTACATCAACTAAACCAGGAGGTCAAACCCCATGCCGCGCCCTGATCCGAAGCGCCCCCGCGAAGGCCAGGAGGCCCTTTTCGAGGCCGAAGCTATCAAACAGCCCGATTGTGTTTTGCGTGGCCGGCATTCCATGGCCATGGACGCCGCCCTTGACGCCGCCCGCGAAAATCAAGTGATTCACCCTATAGATGAGGGTATCGCCACGGTGCTTCGAGCAGGCGCCTGGGCCCTCGACACTTTGGAAAAACAGGACCGGCCTTATGGGCCGGCAAAGCTCATTCCGGCCATGACCGAGGCGCTGACAGCGGCGCACATGACGCCCGAGAGCCGGAAGTTAGAAAGTGAGGATTTGGCCAAGAAGCTTTTCGAGGACCTAGCCGCCCTAGAGGCTGACGCCGACTGATGCGTACCTGGCTACCAGGACGGGTAGAGCCCCGCTATCTAACGCCGATACCCGCGGGGGCGATAGTCGACCTTCGGGCGGTGAAGAAGGTTGCCGCAATCATGGGCCGGCAACCGACGTTCTACCAGGTGGAAATCCTCGAACGCCTGGTAGCTAAGTGGCCTGACGGTACTCCGGTTTTCACCACCATTCTGGTGAGTTTCCCCAGGCAGACAGGCAAAACCACATGCATCATGGACTGGTTAATGTATGTGGCGATGACGCGCCCCTATCAGAAGTTATGGTTTACCGCCCAGACCGGTATGGCGGCTAGGGAACGTTTCCTTGCTGAGCTGGTAGAGCCCAGCAAAAAATATCTCGAACCGCTGGGGATCGTAGATACCAAGCTTGCCGCGGGGGCAACCAGAACGGTAGTGGTGGCCACGGGTTCCCAAATTCGCCCCATGCCGCCGACCAGCCAGTACTTACACGGGGGCCAAGGCGACAAGATCATCGCTGACGAGCAATGGGCTTTCACACAGAAGCAAGGGAAAGACCTCATGCAGGCGGTGCGCGCTACCCAGCTGACCAGGAATAACAGCCAAATCGTGCAAATCAGCGCCGCTGGTGACGCCGAATCCGACTACTGGCATGCCCGATTGGCCAAAGCCATTGCCGAACCATCACCCCGCGTAGCGGTAATTGACTACGGAGTAGGCGCCTCCGCTGATCCTCAGGAAGTCACTTCCTTCACCATCGAGGATGTTCTAGCCGCTCACCCTGGTGTAGCCGCTGGTCTATGCACCCGCGAAAAAGTGCTAGAGCCCCTAGAAAATGAGGATATGGACTTTAACGAATGGTTGCGCGCGTATGGCAATGTGCGCTCAAAGAACACGCGCCAGAAGGCCATTGATCTAGATGCATACCGCGGTATCACCACCACGGTGCCGCTAGACGACGGACCGGTCACGTTAGGTGTTGGCGTGTCCTGGGATGGCGCCACTACCGCCCTAGCCGCGGTAGGCACCATCAACCAAGGCCGGGGCGTGGGCATTGAGATTATCGACGCTCGCCCCGGCCGGCAATGGGTTATCAACACCACCCAGGAGCTGGTGCGCCGCGGTATTGCCACTGAGGTCTGCGGCGACGCCTACGGACCCACGAAACGCCTAGCCGACCAGTTGGCTATCGCCCTTCCTGAGCATTGGAAACCCTTATCCACCGATGAAATGATTGCCGCCACAGAGGACTTCCTACAGGCGTTGGATCAGGAAGCCGATACTATGCCTATCCGTGTCCGCCGCTGTGCTGGTGTCGAATACGAACTAGACGTTGCCGAACTGCGCAACGTTGGCGAGAAGGGGCGTATGTTTAGCCGCCGCAACAGCGCCGCTGGCACTGCCCGCCTAGAGGCCGGCCTAGCCGCTCTAGCCGGCTATCAAATCCCCGAGACTGCTATCCCCGAACCGTTTATCTGGAGCCCCGAATGACCCCAAAGAAAACCGCCAAAAAACCAGAACGCCGAGAGAGTAACCTTGATTGGTCCGACTACTCCGGTGCCGTCGTGACCTGCCCCCACTGTGATTGGCACGAACAGCACGAAGAACGAACTGCCGCCTGGTATGCGCTCGCCCGCCACCTGAAAGTGGGCCATGGGGATTTTCAGGCGGCGAAAAACGCCGCCCGGAATTTGCAGCGCATACAGCAAAAATCCTCGAAATGACGCCCCCTTAGGCGATACTAACGCCTATGGGATTCCTGCAAAAAATTCGGGACCTGGTATCGGTGCCGGCCCTAGTAAGTGGCACGCTAGAGGTGCCCTATGCTAGCGCCTGGGCTGATCCTAACCACCTGATTACCGTTGGCACGCCCGACTTCATGCCCGATGTGACCACCCGTGACGTGGCCATGAACGTTCCAGCAATCAGCAGGGCGCGCAGGATTATTGTTAGCAGTATTGCTAGGTGCCCCATCGTTGTGCACGACGCCGACGGACCACTACCTACACAGCCCGATTGGGTTTCCCGAACCGATGGGCCAGTCTCCCCGTATCACCGCATGATCTGGACTGTGGATGACCTGCTGTTTTATGGCTGGTCGCTGTGGGCTGTTGCCCGAGACAGCAGCGGAAATGTCATTGCCGCCGACCACGTGGACTACCGCTATTGGCATTTTGACGAACAAGGGCGGGTTTTCTTCGACGGTGCCATTGTCGACTCCGATAGCGTAATCCTCATTCCCGGTGCCGACACGGGTATCCTCCGCTATCCGGCGGCTATCCGGCATGCCGCCCAGATCAACGCCGCCGCCGCCTCCGCCGCTGCCAATCCTGTTGCGCACACTGAGTTGCACCAGACCGGTGGGGAGCCCATCACCGACCCTGTAAAAATTGAACGGCTCATAGCCGCATGGAATCGTGGCCGGAACCGGCCGGGGGGAAGCGTTGGCTTCACGAATTCCAGCATCGAGGCGAAAAGCCATGGGAGCTTTGAGGCTCACTTGCTGGTGGAAGGCCGGAATGCGGCGGCGATTGATATTGCCCGCGTTTGTGGTATCCCCGCTATCCTGCTAGACGCCTCCCTAGCCGACTCCAGCGTTCGTTACTCCAACATGGACGCACGCAATGTTGAATTGGTGGACTATTGCTTAGCATCGTTCATGGCACCTATCGCCGCCCGCCTAGGCATGGATGACATGGTTTCAGCTGGTCAGAGTGTAGAGTTTGACCTTGACCACCTGACTCGACTCGATCCTAACAGCATCGCCCCGCCCGACGACGCTCACCGCCCACGCACTGTCCCTATCACTAACGAACTAACTCAGTTGATTGACTAAAGACCATGGATTTTCAAACGCTAGAACCCGATCTGTACCAGTTGATGAACAAGCACTACACGCCCGGCCGACCAGGCCCCATCAAATACATTGTGGTGCACCATAACGCAGGCGTGAACCTGAATACCGCTGATTGCTGGCGGATTTGGCAAGACCGGGAAGCTTCCGCCCATTACCAGGTAGAAGTGGACGGGACTATTGGTCAGCTGGTCAACGACTGGGATACCGCTTGGCACGCTGGAGACGCCGCCGCGAACAGCTGGTCAATCGGTATCGAGCATGCTAACACCGGTGGCGCCGCCGAAGACTGGCCTATCAGTCAGGAAACTATCACCGCAGGTGCGCACCTGGTTGCCGCCCTATGCCACGCCTACGACCTGGGAAAACCCGCCTGGTTTAATAACGTTTTCCCACATTCGCATTTCTACAGCACCAGTTGCCCACATCAGTTGGCCGGTGCCTACCGCGACCAATACATGAGCCTTGCTGAAGAATTTTACTTCAGCATGCAAGCAGGAACCACACCACAAGCAGGGAAAATGACGAATTTTACTGAAGCCGACCGGCAACTACTCCGCGAAAATAACGAGCTTTTGCGGGTTATCCGCGACCAGCTGACCGGCCCTGGTAGTGGCTACCCGGGGTGGCCACATACCGGTGGCCGGACCTTGGTTGATACGGTTGCCGCCCTAGGCGCCGCACAGGGTATTGATGGTTGCCGCGATACCAAGAAAGCCAAGTGATATGAGTCTTCTTGATGTAGCGACTGGCTTCGGCTTAGGGATTAGCATCATGCTGACTCATCAGATAATTTTTATAATTCGGCTCCGCCTTGAGCTACGCAAGCGCGCCATGGAGTTGCCGCATGCCTGAGCGCCCACCAACCCAAATCCGCTACCCGTGGCGCTCCGTGCTCCGTAGCGTTGCCGTGGCTACTGTCGCGTTGTTGCCAGTGCTACCGGAAATAGCCAAGGTGGCGGGTGTAGAGACCGTGCCCCTGGTGGCGTCCACCCTGGGGATCGTGGCAGTTTTGCAGCGGATAATCACAATCCCTGAGGTTGACAGGTGGCTGACTACCACGCTGAACGCTGGGGCTAGGAAACGCCAAGAAGAAGGAGAAGACGTAAATGCCAAGTGATCTAGAAACAGTGAAAGGTGACGCCGCCGCCGCCACTGTCGTCTGTAATGAAGCCGACCGCATCATCGAGGGAATGGCGTTGCCATGGGGTGAGAACGGACAAACCGCCACCGGCACGTTCACCTTCCCCCGGGGAAGTCTTCGCCTTCCCTCCGAACTCAGCAGCGTCAAACTGCTAGCCGAACATTCACGCCCTGACCAGCAACCCAAGGCAATTGGGTATGCGATTGCTGCTGAGGACACCCCGGCCGGCTTGGTTATGCGATTCCAGCTAGGCACCTCCGCCGCCGCCACCGAAGCCCTAGCCGCCGCCGCCGACCATACCATCGACGCTCTAAGCGTCGAGGTAGTAGGCGTTGAGCGCACCGGTGGCACTATCAAAAACTCGCTGCTCAAAGCCGTAGCGATGGTGCCTTTCCCCGCTTTCCCAGGCGCCCGCATCTACGCCGAAGACGGCACACCAATAGAAGCAGTGGAAGCCGCCGCCCCCGAACCACCCCAACAGGAGACACCCGTGACTAAAACCACCTACCCCGCCACCTCCCCTATCCCCGTCGACGATCCTAAAACCCTCACCGCTGACGGTGCGTTCCCGAAAATCTCCGCAGCTCAGGCGGTAGAGATCATCTGCGGTGTCCACACCGGAAAAATTACCGGTGATGAAATCCATGCCGCGCTGCAAAACATCACCGGCTCCGGTACCTTGGTCACTGAACCCGCCGTGTGGCTAGGCGAAATCTGGTCAAGTGTTGAGTACGAACGACGGCTCATTAATCTGGTTGATACCCAGCCGCTCACTGGTCGCCGCGCTAAAGGCTTCCGCTGGGCAACCGACGCCGACACCGGCAAGCAGCTAAAACCAGGTGTCGGCAAGTGGTCCGGCGATAAAACCGAGATCACGTCAAAGCCGGTGAAGTTTGAAGAGGTTGACGAGCGCGCCCAACCGTGGGCCGGCGGTAACGATCTTGACCGCCAAATCATTGATTTTAACGAGTCGCATACTTTGCTTGCCTACTGGCGCGCCATGACTGAGAGCTACAAACGCGAGACCGATATGGACGTTGCCGCCCAGCTCACCACCTGGGCAACCGACGTTCCCGAAGAACAAGAGGATATCATTCAGGCTATCCTGTTTGGCGGTATTTACGTCGAAGAGGAGGTTTTAACCCCAGCGTCGTATGCGATTATCAACCCGAAAGATAAGCGCAAGATTGCTAAATACACTGAGCTCAACACGCCGAAGTTCATGGATGTGACCCCGGTGGGCTCCCCTGACCGGTGGGTGACGAGCCCCTTTGTGCCGGAAAAAACCGCCATTATCGGTGTCCGTAGTGCTACTACTTTCTATGAGCTCCCCGGTTCCCCGATTCGCGCCCACGCTGAACACATCGCCCTGGGTGGCCAAGATGTTGCTTTGTTCGGCTATACCGCGCATATCAAGAATCAGATTGCAGGCCTGGTCAAGGTACATTTCAAGTGAGCAAAGTAGAAAATGCGGAAGTGCTGGCGTGGCTGGGTGTCGATGCAGTGGGTGACGCCACCGAAGAGCAAGCGCTAGAGGGAATAACAGCAGCGGTTAACGCCACTGTGACAGATTGGCACGGTGACCCAAGCACCTGGTCCGACCGTATCCATACCGGTGCCGTGATGCTTGCCGCCCACCTTTGGCGGCGGCGCGCCACACCCGGGGGCGTAGCAGCCCTAACAGACGAGGGCACCACCTATGTACAGCGCCATGACCCCCAAGCCGCCATGCTACTAGGTCTTGGTGGCTGGACTGCCCCGGCGGTGGGATAGATGACGCCCGATAGTATCCCCCTACATTTGGGCCGGCTAGCTCAGGAAATCACGAGTGATACGGGTATTCCCGCCACGATCAACCCGAATCGGGTTGATATCCCTGGTGCCTGGGTCGCCCTGAAAGATTTGGACATGGAGTCCATGGCACGCGGGGAGGTCACGGCCACAGCCAGTGTGTACCTGGTTGCCGCCGATCTTGGCACGACGCTAGCCGTCGAGCACCTGACTAGCATGCTAGATGACCTGCTACGACTGATGGAGAACCGGTATCCCATAGACACCGAGGTCACAACCATTACCTTGCCAACCTTTGGGCAAGTGCCGCTGCCTGCTATAGAAGTCGAATACGAATTGAAAGGAACATAAATCGTGGCCAACGTAAACACTTTGGATAGCCGCATTTCCACCGGTCCCGGAAAACTTGTTTTCGGTAAAGCCGGTGCTCAGAATGAGTTTTCCGCCCTGGTCACCAAGGCCGAGATCAACCCCTCCGTAAATACTGAGGACGGCAAGCACGTGCTCAGCGGTGATTACGCCCCCGGCAAAGATACAATTACCTGGACGATGGAGCTAACCTGCTTCATCAACCTGAAGCGAAATGGTATCTGGGATTGGTGTTTCACCAACCGCGGTAAAGAGGTGGAGTTCGAGTTCCGCCCGGTAGAAGGCGAAAAATCGGCAAAATTCACCGGCACGGTCAAGGTCCGACCCCTTGGCGTTGGTGGTGAGGTGAATAAGGAAATGAGTAAAGATTTAACGTTTCCGCTGGTTGGTGAGCCTGTTTTCACGCCTGTGCAAGAGCCGTAAATGTCCGGCCATGTGGATGTTTCCGCCGAGGTGGAGGGGCTGAAAAACTTGCGCCGCACCATTCGGCAAGCCGGTGGCGACACCAAAGACCTGAGGAACGCTAACCTTGCCGCGGCGCAAACCATTGTGCCTATCGCTGCTGGTCTGGCGCCGAAAGTGTCCGGCCGGCTAGCTGCAAGTATCAGGGCGGGTGCCACGCAAAAGGCCGGCATGGTCAGGGCCGGCCGGAAACTGATTCCCTACGCCAATCCGGTTCACTGGGGTTGGCCGAAACGAAACATTGAACCAAACCCATGGATCGCTACCGCCGCCGCCGCCAACGAGGAATTATGGCTCAAGGTCTATGAGCAGCATATTGACCGTATTTTAGGAAAGATCGAAGGAAAGAAACGATGAAACTAGTGATTAATGTCAGGTACACCAGCGGTGAAGAGGTCACCGTAACCCCGATCCTGTCCGATCAAGTCGCTTTCGAGCGCACCGCCCGCCTCCGTGATTGGGGCACCGCTACGGACAGTCCCCTGACGTTTGCCGCCTTCCTGGCGTGGAAGGCCTTGCAGCGCACCGGCCAAACCGAATATTCGTTCGAGGAATTTTTGGAGAGCGTCGAGGCGTTGAGCCAGTCCGGTGGTGAGATGGGTTTAGCCCCTACCGAGGCGACGCCTGCCGCGTCATAGCCCTGCTGGCTATCAACACGGGGATTCCGCCCAGCGTCTTGCTGGCGGAAGAACCGGCATGGATAGATACGATGCTGGAAGTGATGGCTGAGCAGGCGGAAGCAGCGAAAAAGAGATAGGAAAAAGAGCCGGTGGCGGGGAAAAAGAAATCAGCAATCCTGTCGGTCAACATTGTCAGTGACGCCAATACCAAAGGTTTCACTGAGGCGGCGCGCGCCGCCCAAAAGATGGCGGCTGATATTAACGCTTCGACTGCCCAGGCGGCCGGAATGGCCACTAAGATAGGTGGGCTGACCACCGGTATCACTTCTTTGGTCTCTATTGCTGGCGGCGCCATTGGTCAGGTTGCCGCTGGTGCAACAGCGCTAGCCGCTGTTGCTGGCCCCGCCCTTGGTGCCGTCGTGCTGGGTTTCGATGGGATCAAGGAAGCCGCCGAAGGGCTGAAAGAACCCTTTGATTCGCTGAAAGAATCGGTCTCAGGCGAGTTCGCCGCGGCGCTTGAGGAGCCGTTCGAGAATCTCGGTGGGCTTCTCACCGATTTAGAAGGGCCGATGGCTGGCCTGGGTGCCTCCGTGGGCAATCTCATGGGGGGGCTTGTTGATACGATTGTCAGCAATCAAAGTGAATTAGAGAAGTTGATAGCGTCTGCTGGTCAGTTCACCGACGCCATGGGGCCGGGATTGAACACCCTGCTAGAGGGGGTTTTATCCATTGGCACCGGCCTAGACGGCATAGCAGGCGATTTTGGTGCGGCGTTCGGTGGCGTCCTCGAAACCCTAGGCGAGAAGTTCCAGGAATATGCTTCCAATGGCGCCACTACTGCTCTGATTCAGGGCATGATCGACGCCCTAGGCGGGTTGTCGGATTTGATAGGCCCCTTGCTGGATTTGATTGTTGAGCTGGGCATTGCCCTAGGCCCTTCGTTTGGCGGCGTTCTGTCTGCCCTGGGTGGGATTATCGCCCAGCTTGTTGAGCCACTTTCTACTATCGCCCAGGTGGCGGGGGTTGCCCTAGTCGATGCGCTGGTTGCCCTGTCGCCGATGTTTGGGCCGATAGCTCAGGCGATTGCTGATCTGGTGGTCGCCTTGGCGCCGCTGCTTCCGTCGATTGCTGAGCTGGTTGCTTTCCTTGGCACTGCGCTAGCTGAGGCGATTAGTGCCGTGGCCCCGCTGGTGGGAGACATTTCTGCCCTGCTGGGTGAGGTGTTCCGCATGGCTATTGACGCCTTGACGCCTGTCATGCCTGTCATCATCGAGCTTATCCAAACGCTAGCCGGTGTTGCTAGCGCCCTGCTTCCGTCGATCGCTGAGCTGGCCAGTGTGTTGTTCCCGGCGTTTGCGCAGATCATGGAGGCAATCGCGCCGATTCTGGGTGATATCGGGGCCTTGATTGGCGACGTACTACGTATGGCCATTGAGGCGGTGATTCCGCTGATTCCGGTGATTGTCGATACGATCCGCATTCTGGCTGATGTAGTGGCTATGTTGATTCCGGTGATTGCCGAGGTCGCGCAGTTCCTGTTCCCCGCGTTGGCTGAGATTCTTCAGGTGGTGGCACCGCTACTTCCTGATCTAGCGAATTTAATAAAGTCGCTGATTGAGGCGCTTCTGCCGATTATTCCGCCCCTGATGCAGGTAGCTGAAGCGTTGTTCCCCGCCCTGGTGCGCATCATTGAGCTGATTATCCCGATTATTATTCAGGTGGCTGATATCTTTGTGCAGCTGGTGCAGGCGCTGACGCCGCTACTACCGCCGCTGGCCGATTTGATTACTGAGCTGTTGCCGCCGATTGTGGAGCTGATGGAGGCAATCGCCCCGGCAACCAGCGCTGTTGTCGGGATTGTCGGCAAACTCGCCATCGCGCTGACCAAGGGCCTAGTGGACGCAGTGATTGCCATTGGTAATAAATTAGGCTGGCTCAAGGACCTGTTCTTTACGATCATCGACGTCATCAAAAAAGCATTTAATTGGATCACCGACTTCTTAGATGCTGCCGATGGGGCCGGTGGGATTTTCGGCGGCGGCGGTAGTTTTGGCGGCGTAGGCGGTGGCGGCGGTGGTTTCGCTGGCGGCGGTGACGATGGGACATTCCATGGGGCCGGTGGCGGTGGTATTGGCGCCGCCTTCCACAACCTGCTAAACCGCCCCCTACCCCAACCCCAGGTCATTAATAATTTTGAGATCACTATCAACGGCCCCGTCGACGCCCTGGAGACCGGCCGGAAACTCCGCGAAATCCTCGACTACTACGACGAACGAATGAGGCGGTAGCAATGGGTGTAATGGCAAACATGCTACAAATTTCAATCTTCCCGCCGAAGAGCCAATGGAACCTGAACTTACGTGCCGTCGTTGACGGTCTCACCATCAACTGGGGGCGCACAAACCTTTACCGTGCCCCAGCCAATCGCACGTGTCAATTCCAGATGCTCATGGAGCATGTTACTTTAACGCGGGTAATGCAGAAATGGGTCAATTCAGAGCTTATTATTACGGCTAAACCAGCCAGTGGCGATTTAGTGATTTTCCAAGGCATTATCGACGATTTTAAAGTCACCCCGAAAGATACTAAAATCGGGGATTATATCGTTGATTTTACCGCCACTGAATCCCCTACCTGGTCAAATAAGCTCAATGGTCTGTTTTACGATGCTAAGAACCTCCGCGATTTTAATACTCGTTTAGGGCGTGTCCAACGCGAATTAGGCACATTTATTGCCCTGGATGTAAATACAAGTTATTTGGCTGAGCCGCCCGAGAATCAAATCAGTGTGAAACAACTAGCTGAATCGTTGGTTTGGCGCCCCGGGGCCTTCCCCGCTTGGTGCCCGGATTGGAAACGGTTAGCCCCAACGGTTCACCAGCTAGACACCCCAGAGGGCGGCGCCCCGTGGGTATTGTCCCCGAAGGTGTTAATTGACCTCGATCAGGGCATGTCCTGGACTTCCGATAACACACCCACGACCATCTTGTATAGCGCTGGTGGCCTTTTCGGAAAGAGTAAATACGCACGTGATACCCGTGTTCTGCGTGAAACCAGGGATCAATGGGATCGTGGGAATATCGTTGAGCTTGATATCCCATATTGCCCAGATCAGGGCGGTATTCTCGGTTACGCCGAAAATCATTCTGAGCTGGCGAAAGCCCAGCTGGGGAGCCCCCGACGAATCCGGCTTGACACCCGCCGAAACCCTGACTTCATCAATACTTACCTTGGCTGGGAGTGCTGGGAAACCCCGAACAGATATATACAAGTGACGGGGGACAAGTGGGCAACAAAGTATCATGGTGAACTGCTGCTACAGCAAACTTATTACCCGATTGGTGGGACTCTTACCCTGTATCACTGGGGTTTTACCCACGATCTTTACTGTGCCTGGGGGCCGACCGACGACGCGCTAACGCCCCCGCCGCCACCGCCTCCCCCGCCGCCGCCGAAACCAACCACGTGGGGCGCCACCACAACCACCTGGGCTACCACTACTGGTACTTGGAAAGGATAGGATATTTTATGGCCATGACAGACCCCCGCAATATTCAGCACCTCAATGCCGATGGAAGCGACACAATCTCTCAATTTCCCGCGGTTCAACGCAACAATGCAGCCAAGTTGTCAGAGGCGATTACTACGAGCACCGAAACAGTTGCTTTAAATACAACCTTCCGCAATGCCGCCGCCCTACTCCAGCGACTAGGGAAATTGCGGATTTTGAGCCTTGAGTTTCGTACTAGCAGTGACGCTGTTGCCGCCACAAGGCTTCTGGCGAATAACCTTGCCACCGGTGACCGGCCGGCAAAAACGGTTTACGCCGCTCTGGCCGGTGCTAATGACCTAAACGACGCCGTGGGGGTGAGAGCACGATTGGGCACTGATGGCACGGTTACGTGCCCGGTGCCGACGATCATGCAATCGGGCGCCTACTACGGGGGCCAAATCGTCTGGGTTGTGGCGTAGGCCACTTCCCTATTTATAAAAAATAGTGATTATGATATCGGTGTTGAATTAGGCGGCGTCTTCAGTTTCGGTGTCTTCCATAGGCGGCTCACCGGTTTCAAGCCAATGTAAATCAACGCCCGTAGCATATGCGATGAGCATTAGTGATACCTTACGTGGGTTTGCCTTGCCTACCTCGATATTCGCTATCGTTCCGCGGCTCAGACCTGTCATCTCCGCAAGCTCTATTTGCTGTAACTCTGCGACCTCACGCGCCAACTTGACGCGGTGCCGTAGCTGAAATCTTGGTATCAAACCACTGGTTTCTATACTATTTAGCATGTGTAAAATACTACTCTCTAGTTAGAGTATCTGCAATTATTTTTAGAGAAACTTAATTAATCGCACAAAATACTTGATTTGCACGGTGGGTTTGTGTATATTTCTACCCATGAGTGAATCACGATGGCGGCTATCCAAAAAGCACGGGCTAGTCATTGATGGTGTCATGGTTTGCACACCGCTCATGATCTGCGCTAATGGAATCATCGTTGAAAATAACCCGGATGGTTCTTCGTATCTGCGCCTGACCATTCGCATGGATGAACCGATTGATGTAGCTTCTGATATCCCATTCAATATCGGCGCGCTGCAACCTGGAACAAATAAAGAATCATTGGCTGAGCTTGAGCCCTACGGGGCTCAGGCTCTTTAGGCATTTTTGAGGAGGAAACATGGAAGAATACACTATCGAAGAGCTAGCGGCCATGGCTGAAGAAGAATGGGCTGAAGCCTTTTCCAAGATGCCCCCGGTGCCCTATCTAGAGGCTACTTTAAGCGCTATCGCTCACGCCGCACAGGAACCTACCCGCATTGACATGGTTGAAGATTTGTGCGAGATGGTCGCTTTCGCCGCCCGAGAAGCTGCTTCCGAATCGCACAGCATCGAATATTTGGATAACAGCCTTCGGGAGGCCCTGGCGCACAATGCAGAAAGGCATGGGTGGCTTTTCCTGAAAGATCACATCGAAAATGCTCAGGCCAAGGCTTTGCGCCTAGAGCAGGAGCGTATGCCGCTAGGGGGCGAAGATGCCGATGACGAGAACTAACACGGGCGCCTGGGAATTTAGGCCGGCAAGGGCTGATAGCGGTATCTATTGTGATGTTTGTGGCCGGGTGTTCGCTAGGCCGGCACCGCCGCCGAACCAGGCCGGAAAACGCATCTGCCGTGATTGCCGACAGGCTTCAAGGGAAAAAAAGACAGGAATGCTCTTCTAACGTTTGTTGGGTTTAGGTACCCCCCCCCCCGCCACTGTCGTCTGTAATGAAGCCGACCGCATCATCGAGGGAATGGCGTTGCCATGGGGTGAGAACGGACAAACCGCCACCGGCACGTTC